CCGGTCCTTTTTCTCCAACAATATATGGTGTTCCACCTGTAGCAGTTCCACCTTTTGCCATAAATGCAGGAACAGTTGTTGTATTAGCTTGACCAGTAAAGAAACTTCCTAATGCACCATATAATGGACCGGTAATTTGTTTCTGTATTGCTAATCTAATTAAATCAGAAATTATAGATCTAGCCATATCTTTAAATGCTTCTTTTGCACTCTTTGTTCCATCTATCACTCCAACTAGAGCATCTTCTAATGATCTAATACCTCTATCACCAACATCTTTAAATGATTGCTGTAATGCACTTAATTCTGGCTTTGCTTCTTTGATTGTATTATTTACCCTTTCAAAACCTTTAGCTACTCCATTAATAGGTATTCTTAATGTATTGGCTTCTTCTTCAACTTTATCAAATGCTGCTGCTATATTTCTTAGGTTTTGTTCTAATTCCTTTCCAAATCCAAATTTTTCTGCAGGATCTAATCCAACCAAATTTGCTAATTTATTATAACCATCAACAAAAAAATTAAGGAAACTTCTAGCTCCCTCTATAGCATTTGCAAAACCCTCAACAACAAAAACAGTTAAAAATTTAGCTAATCTAGCTAATGGTGGTAAAATAAAAGATGTTATTTTTTGTCCAAAACTTACAAAAGTTCTGCCTAATTTATCAAATAAATCATTAGCTTCTTCAACTGCTTTAGCATCTTGACTTGTTAATTGCAGGGTTACAGAATTAAATTCATCTCGCAATTTAGTTAATTCGCCAGATCCTGCTTGTAAGGTGTTGACTAAATTAACACCAGACCTACCAAATAAATCAAACGCAATTCTAACTTTATCTGCAGGATCTTTTATGCCACTTAATCGATCAGAAACTTCATTTAATAGCTCATTAGTCGGCTTTAGAGAGCCATCTGCATTAGTAACACTTATTCCTAGTGCATCAAATGCCTTAACACCAGTTCCTATGCCTGTAGATGCTTCAGAGATGTTTCTTGAAAATCTAGTAAGACCTTTTTCAAGTTCTTCTGCACTAGCACCTGTTTGACTAGCTGCAAATTGTAATGTTTGAATTTGGTTTACTGTTAGACCTAATCTGCTTGATGCTTTTGCAAGATTATCTATTTGTGTTGCAAATTGCTTTAATGCAACTGTAGCACCTAATCCAATTAATGCAGTTTTGATATTAGCTACAGATCTTCCAATCCTACCTAAACCATTTCTAACACTAGCAAATGCTTGTCTTGTTTTATCTACTGCTGATAGGGTAACTTTAAGATTTTGGTCTGCCATTCTCTAACACCTTAAAATATGCGTACCATTCATTTATATCAGATAAAGTCAAATGTTCAACTTCATCAACTGTCTTGTGTAAGCGATCTGCTAAAGCTAATAAATTAAACCTTAACAAATCGCTTTTTAGTTTTTTTCTTGTTCCTCTACAGAAACAGTTTCACCAAACATTTTTGCAGATAATTCTGCAATTATGCTCACTTTTTCACTCATCAAAAATGGCTTATCTTCTAATGTGAATGCCTTTTGACCATCTTTGGTTTCAGCTTTCATTATTATAAGATCAACCATACCATCTACAGTCATATCATTTAGAAAGTTTTTATGCTTCCTCTGCAACTTATTGATATCACCTGCAGTAATCGCACTTGCATATAAAATTAATGGAGAATTATCTTCGCCCCATTCTGGAACTTCTATAGTTCTTCTTTCTTTTACACGTCTAGCTGCTATCTGTTCACCTAATGACATTAATCACCTATTAAACAGTTGAAGCAGTAAGTGCGCCTGTGCCTTGTAAAGTGAAAGATGCTTCAACCATACCATCAAATGATGATGTGATTGTTCTTCCTGTTACAATTGCAGTTCCAGAATAAAAAGTGTCACCACTTGTATCACCCTCTGGATAAACTGCTAAAGTTACTGAAGAACCAACTGCAAATGATACTTGACCATCTGTGTCTGTTTCATCCCAGAATACATCTACAGAACCACTAAATGTTTTTAATCCTGTTAGATATGTTCTTGATGCATCACCCATTGTTGTATCTTCAATAGTATCAGCACTTTCTTCTAAACTAAAAGAACGAATTTCAGCGATTGCATTTGCACCACTTTTAACTGTTCCCTCTGATCCTGCGTGTGTTGCCATTTTTATCTCCTTTTAAGCTGCAGTTTCTACGTCATTTTCTAAGGTTCTATAAATCACCTCAACAGTAAACCGACCAATAGCAACAGGTTGTTCACCCTCGCCACTAAAATCGGCTTCAAAAGATGTCACTTGAGTATCTTTCGCAAGACTTCCTAAAGTAACATCTGATGCAATAGCTTCTTCAACTTCTACTGCAATAGTGTCAAGTGTATTGTCATAGTTGCTTGTCGCTTTTACATATGCTTCAACACCAATTTCTAAAACCCTATTAACTGATCTAGGTCTTGTTAATGTGTCAAAAGTTGTAGCTTCTGATTTACTAAAGACACATAATCCGGGTATTTTATTGCTTTCTAATGGATATATTCTTGATCTAAAAACATTAGAACCAGTAGTTGATAACCCTGTTAAAGCAGTAATTATAGCATCTCTTATTTGATTTCTAACGTGTGCCATTAATTCTTCTCTAATACTAAAGTTGTCATTCCTGTTCCATCATCTTGAACAATCCTAATTGTATATGCCACTCCTAAAATTGTTATTGCATCACCCTCAGTAGCGCTAGATACATCATCAGTTCTACATAAAAATCTAGGTTGCTGAATTGCCACTCCAACAGTACCACCTGCATCCACCTCTATAAACTCATTGTCAAATATACCAGTAATATTAACAGATGCACCACCTTGAACAGTATAGCTTGCAGTAGTTCCGAAATCATCTACATCTAAGAATATTAATCGATCTGCTGCACTTTCAACTGGCATTATTCATCCTCTGGTGTATCTAAACCTTTTATTGCTCTATTAATAAAACTTTTCTTTTTCTTCTTTTCTTTTGCTTCTTCAGCTAGACCTCTTGCAATAAGTTTTTCTGCTGTTTTTTGGTCTAATTCGTATTCTTCGCCTTTATGCATATTGCCTTGTGTACCTGTATAACACTTTTCTAATATTTTAATTTTCATAATACCTCACAATATTTAATGAGGGTGGTATGCGCACCCACCCTCAAGAATTTATGCTAATTAAGCAGTTGATATTTCATCTGTTTTAGCAAATGAAATTGCATTTCTTAATGCAACGTCAACTTCTTGCATAACACTAATCTGAACATCGCCAGACTTTGAACCAGAGTAAGGATCAACTATGATTGATGGCGCTCCGAATAATCCCACCATTAACTGTGAGAAGTCACCAAATATCATTGCTGATGCATCTGATCCACCATCACCCGGATCTAGGTCTGATGGCACGTTATTTGTGAACTCAGCCTTGTATCCATAAATGGCATTCCAAGGGTCATTCAATAACATCACACTATCAGTTGTTGAAACTTTTACTGTGTTTGCCATTTTCGCCTTAACCTTTGGATTAGTTAAGAAACCTAATGTTGCTGCATTTACAACACCATTATCTTCCTCAACTAGCTTCACTAGATCAGTAATGTCTGCCCAAGTTAGTGCTGCTACATCTGTACCTGCAGATATATCTAAGTTATTGACGTTTGCATCATTTAGAATACCTGTTGGTTGCCCAGATGAACCAGAACCTTGAATTGCATAATATTCAATCTTATCAGCAATAGATCTTAGTAGATCGTCTTGAACAATTTGCTCGATTGCAGGAACACTTTCTAACATTAACAATCTTGACATAGTTGCGAATGCACCTAATGTTCTAGGCTGTAATGTTACACCTGCATCTGTTGGACTTTGATCTGAAACATCACCTGCTTCTTCCACAAATCCTGCTGCTGCACCAGTAGCAATCTTTGGCATTCTAACTCTATTTGTTAGTCCACCAAGATAAGTAACACCTAAGTTAGCCATTACTTGCTTTGCTCTTAATGCTTCGATGAATAAATCACCTCTTTGGATTGTTGGAACAAACTGATCTGTTACATTCTCACCTGCGATTGCACCAGTTGCTGCAGTTGTCATAACACCAGATCTCCAAGCAAAGTCTGGAACATAAAATCCCTGTGACTGCTTACCAGTTCTTCTTGTTATTTCGTCTGAAAGTTCCCTTTCATAACCTGCATTTTTCCAGTCACCAGTTACTTGTGCTTGTATCATTCTTCCTAAAGAATAAGTTCTTTTTTCTTTAGCAGACTGCTCAATTACAGTTACTGGTGTGTCTAGTGGCTTGTCGTTTCCAATAACATCTAAAAGCTCACCTCTGAACTCTGCAATGTCAATTCCACGACCGATAGCATCTTCACCTAAATCGGCTTTATTATGCTTTCTTGCTAAAGTCATTATTTCTTTAGCATTTTTTGATGCTGATTTGGCTGCTTCTGCCCTTACTGCATCAAGATCGATTTTTTCAGACATATCTTTCTCCTTTATCTGAATGGTTGATTTTAATGTTTCGGAACTAGAACGACCAACACCAACAAGATTTGACTGATCTGCAGGAATTGACACTATACTAATTTCCATTGGTGTAGTAGCGACACGATAATAATCTTCTGGATCATCCTCACGTTCTACTTTTTTGTCAACACGATAGCCAACACTAATGTTTTGCCTAATCCCATCAACAACATCATTGAACACTTCAGAAGCCTGTTCACCTTTTCCAAAGCGAACAGATGCTCTTAATCTTCGAGCATTTTCATCAAGTTCAACTGATTCGACAACTCCGATTTGCTTTTCCATATCGTGATCTAATAATAGTGGCGCACGACCAGAGTTTAAAAATTCTAGGTTCATATTTTCTTTTGTATGATCCATTACTTCCATTCCAAACTGTCTTTTAACAGGTTCTTCGCTTGAAACACCTACTCTAACAGTTCTAGTTTCTTCATCTATAGCTTTATCATCAAGATGCATCGCCCTATAATCTAAAGTAATAGGCTCTTTTCTTTCATCTTCATGTTCCATCTTTTCTTCTTCTTCGTGACCCATTTTTTCTTCAGTCATTTCCTCAGATGGTTCTGCATGATGCTTTTCAAAAACAACTGTGACTGTGTCCTCAGTTTCTTGAACATCTACAACGTGTCTATTTTCCATTTTAGCACCTCTTTCCTTTAATGCAGCTTCAAATAAAATATAATCAAAATCATTATCTTTTAACCATTGTTTAGCTTCTTCTTCAGTAAACTCTTTTTCATCAAATCTTATAGCTTGTATTTCAGATCCTTGATCGTTAATACCATAAATAAAATCTATACCTTTACCACCTGCATCCTTTTCACGTCTGAATATATCATATTTATCCGGGTTTGTTAACCTCGCTGAATGCTCATTAGGATATGGTCTAAATTCATCATATTCTCTCTCATCTTCAGTCTTCATTGGATGACCCTCTGGTAATAAATCTGTATCGTGTTTACCAGATCTATATTTACCATTTCTAACTGCAAATAAAAAAGAATTAACCCTTGCCATTGCCCATTGTTCTTCAGAACTAACAGATGGTCTTACAGATTGTGGATTAGTGTTATA